AAGCTTTTATTTCTAGATCTAATGACAAATCTATTATCTATTGGTACTGATTATGGTCAATTTTTATCACCTGAATTAAGACTTGAGCAAACTAGTGTTGGTATTGGATTTCCTGGGGGTTCTAAAGGATATGCTAAATCTATAGTGGATCCTATAGGTTATATAAAGGATCAAGTTTCCGGAATATTATCTGAGCAGAATGTAAATAATATACAGTCAGGAGAGGGATCATTAAAAAAAGATATAGAAGAAGCAACAAATGAAATTAAGAACTTCATAGCTGATCCTAAAAAGGGTATACCTAAGGACGGAAAATTCTATAATTCTATAGCTATCATGCTAAGTGATCTTTTTTTAAAGAAGGTTTACTATCAACCTATTATGTTGAGCGGTTATCCCACGGGTGAATGGCATTTAGTTGTAGGAAATCCTTTAAATCCTATAGCGATGATTGGAAATTTAGTGTGCACTAATGTTAAAATTATTTTTAATGATGACCTTGGTCCAGATGACTTTCCTACACAAATGACTGCGACTTTTACACTTTCACCTGGAAGACAAAGACATAGAGGGGACTGGGAGTCTATGTTCAATCGTGGTAATGGAAGATTATATCTAGGACAATTGGTAGAATCAACTCAAGGATCAAGTGACTACGTTAATACTAGTGGTCTAAAAGTAAACAATGTGACATTGGATCAAAATATATTACAAGGTGCACCGAATAACAATATCGGACAGTAAATAAATAAAATATTCATATGTTAGGAATTGATATAATCGAGGCAAAACCATACAGGGTAGATCCAAATACCAAAGTTCAGATGCTTGATCTTGTGGTATCTTCGTGGGATACTAGAAGAATAAGATATAGTCTAAGAAGTATTGCTATAGTGACAGAGGAAACCCAAATGAGACCAGATCTTATTGCTTTATCTTATATGGGAGATCAGAGTGGACTTGGTACTTTACTAAAACTTAATAATATATCAAATCCACTAAGTGTTGAAACAGGGGAAATACTTGCAGTTCCTGGACAAACTATGATAAAGGATTTATTTGACAGCGGACAATCTATAACTAACCAAAAACAAAAGGCTAAATCTTTTAGAAAAGAACTACAAGAGAAAATATCTCAGGTAAGCAAGGAAAGACTAGAGTATCTTAACTCTAAGAATATTTCAAATCTAGCAGATACACCGCTTCCTCCTAATCTTTTACAAGACGGGCAACAGCAAATCCTAGTAGAAGGTGGAAAATTATTGTTTGGTCCTGATATAGGACAATGTAGAACAAGATCTAAGAAAAATATATCTGTTACAGATATAAAATCTAAGCTTGCTCAGAAAAATATTTTTAGAAGATAAAAAATGGCAGTATTTAATTTAAGAAAAGCTATTCTACAGTATAGGAATCCTGACATTTTTCTGGACGAACTTTCTGTTATGGATACTTCTGATCAGAAGGGAGATCCTCAAGTAAACGATACTAAAACGGGTAACATACAGAAAAAATATTTCGGTATGGCTGAGCCTTTAATAAGGATCAATAGTGTTATAGTTAAGGGACTTAGCTATTTTAAATTGGACCTAACCGGTTTTAAGCCAACTGTTATCTTCAGATTTCAAACAATAGACGAGAGATTTATATTTACATCTTTTCCTAAGGACGGGGATATTTTTTCTATATACATAAGAGCTTTTGGTGAGATGTTTAAACCGATCCGAATGGATTTTATAATCACCGAAGTAATATCACCTTTTTCTAAATCGTCACCTAACTTCGATGAGGATAATACATTTGAAGCTTCTTCTGGAAGATTTCAAACATATACTATTATAGGAGAAGTTAGAATACCTAAACTTTATAAGCACATGTCTAAAGTTTTTAAAGGTAATAGTTCGGACGCTCTTATAAAAATTGCGGAGGACCTAGGATTAGGATACTCTTCTAATGAAGCAAAAACCAACGATTCCATGAATTGGATATCTCCTAATGTAGATTACGAGAATTTAATAAAGCAAATAGTTAGTAGCTCTTGGTTAGGCGAAGAGGATTACTTCGATTGTTGGATCGATCAATACTATAATATCAATTTAGTAAATCTAAAAAAACAATTTGACGAGCAGAATTCACAGATAGAAACAATCAGAATGGCATACGGAGCTGATTATGTTAGTGATTTAGCTCCTGGTGCAGATACAATGGAGGTTGAATTTCCTGTTCTACTTACCAATTCTACAAATTACAGCAAGTCGCCTTTATTCATAACATCTTTATCATTGGAACAGCATGCTGGCCAAATCAATAATGAGTTGGGATATTTTCAGAAGCTTCAGTTTTATGATGATAAATTGAAATCTGATAAGCCTAAAAACAAATTTATTGAATATAATCTTGAATCTGTAACCAATAAGGATCTAGGATCTAGAGACGTAATTAATAAGGGAAGATTGGGAGAATCCATTTACAAAGAAGAAATAAAAAAAACTTATATAGGTACTATGTACTTTGAAAATGTGCATGAGAATTTTCACCAAGCACAAGTACAAAACATATTAAATAAAAATGATAGCTATAAGATATTGTTGAAGGTTAAAAATAGAGCTTGGACTCCTTTTCTTTATAGAGGACAAACTTTCCCAGTAAACATAATAACAGAAGGTAGTACTACAGTATCAGGAGATTCTAAATATACAGCTGCTAATGGAGACGGAACATCATTGGCACCTCCACCTGATAAAAGAATACCTAATATATTTCTTTCTGGCAATTATGTTGTTCTTGGGTTTAATATAGAATATAACAAGAAAGACGGGATGCACCAGACTATGCTTCTAGGAAAGAAACAATGGACATTAAATCCTGGTCTTTCTTCTGATCCACTTACTACTAATCCAAAAGAAGATCCAGCTGATTTTAACGATCTAGAGGAAAATGCTTCTTCTATTCTTCAATCCGATATTGGTAGTATTAGAAATGATATATTCGGAAAATAAAAATTTAAAATGGCAGATTTCATATCAGACTTTGGTTCAGGATTAGGGGAAAGAGTTATTCCAAACGGGGATACGCTGAACAGAAAAATCGACTTTCAGAGGGAAAAATTTCTGAAGGGGATTTCAAGTACTAAGCACGGAAAAAAGGAAGACCCAACATATCTTCACTTCAAATTCATCTTTGATTTTGGGTTGTCTTCACTTATTGACGAGACTACATTTTTAGCTCCTTCTCCTCTATTTAGATCAGATACTATACCTAATCAATTTGATTATGCGGATGGTTTATCTCAGGCTAACCCTAGTCTGGTAAAGGAAGATCAATTAACACCTGATAAACTACAAGAAAGAATAGACAAGATACAATCCACAGAAAATGGATCTTTTTATACAGATTTAGATTTTTTCTATGGGGCAAAAGGAAGAATAGACGATAGGGCAAAGTTTGGATTTTTTCCTATGAATGGTCCAGTAGCTTATATGGGTGCTCAGCAATTCCTAAAACAGAGATCTGAGAAAAGAAAGCAAATGCTAGAGGCATTTAAAAGAGGACTACAATTTATAAATCAGAATTGCCCCTATTATTTTCAAAACTTAAGTGGATTAGATTCGCTTTTAAAAAAAGATATAGGAGGATACCATAAAAAATCTGGGGGCCCTTCAAGAGCAGGAACATTAACTGTTGATTGTTTGGAATCAATAGACATGAGAATATTTGGTCTTTCTGAATTGTATAGAAAGTCAATATATGACTATACAAACCACAGGATTATGCTTCCTGAGAATTTAAGGAAGTTTAGAATGTGGATAATAGTAACTGAATTAAGAAATATACAATTAAGTTACGGAATAAATGACATACTTAATCCTTTTTCTATTCCTGCTGTAGCTCAAGCTGCTAATTTTTTAGATAGCTTTAACTCGCAAACTGGACTATTAAACAACACAGAGGGACTTCTACAAAAATCAACAAATGCGGAAGTACCAGGTACTGAAAAATTTGGTACTTACGAAATGGGGCCTTATGCTTTTGTTTATCAATTAGACCAATGCGAATTTGACTTTGATGATACTTTTCCTTCTTACTCCAATATAGATAATAAAGGCGGAACTGCAGTATCTACTAAATTTAAAATCCATGTTGGAAGGGTGAAAGATTATAAAATACAGTTTAACCAACTTGCTGATGTTTTACAGAAAAGTGATAATATACAGCAAATGGTTATATCTGATGAATATTCATCACCAAATTCAGCATATGATCAATTTGATTACAAAGGAACAGAGGGAATTTTTCCTATAGATCTTACTGATAAACCAAATCCTGCTGAATTCTTTGCACAAATGGCTTCTAATTTTATTACAAATACTGTTGCTGATTTAAGAAATCAAGGAGTAGCTATAGTACAAGGAGCAGCTCTTGGAAACATATATGGATTTGGAGGAATTAATCCAGCACAAGCAGCATCTAGTGTTCAATCGTTAGTTAGTACTATACAAGGGGGTATTCCTAATCCATTTAGCGATAATACTCCTCAGGCAAAAGGATTTGGTGGACCTAAAGAAAGACAGTATCCTACTTTAAACACAGATGTTTATAAAGATAATCCTTCTCAACCTGGACAAAATTTAGGAAATGTAATAACTAATGTTCCTGGAGATAATTCTTTATCCGGTGATGTCTATAGTGATAATCCAGGAGCAGATTTAGGATTGCCTGATAGACAATACCCCCCAACTTCTGGCGACGAATATTCAAATGTACCAGGAACTGACTTAGGAATTCCTGGTAGGGTTTACCAAGAACCTAATGATGATGTATATCCAGATAATCCTGGTGCGGATTTAGGTTTACCTGATAGACAATATCCCCCAACTTCTGGCGATGAATATTCCGATGTACCCGGTGCGGATTTAGGAATGCCAGGTAGGGTTTATCCGGAGCCTAATGGTGATGTATATTCAAATAATCCCGGTTCTGATTTAGGTTTACCTGATAGACAATATCCAGCATCTTCTGGTGATGAATATGCAGGTGTACCAGGTGCGGATTTAGGAATGCCAGGTAGGGTTTATTCAGAGCCTAATGGTGATGTATATCCAGATAATCCTGGTGCAGATTTAGGTTTACCAGATAGACAATATGATGCTCCACCTACTAAAGATGAATATCCAGGAGTTCCTGGAACGGACTTAGGAGTTATTGGTAGGATTTATAAAGTTCCTGACGGAGACATAGATTCTTATAATGATGTTCCTGGAAAAGATCTAGGTTTACCTTCTAGGCAATATGATGCTCCCCCTCCTAAAGACGAATACCCAGGAGTTCCTGGAACGGACTTAGGAGTTAGCAGCAGGGTTTATAAAGTTCCTGATGGGGACACTGATTCTTATAATGATGTTCCAGGAAAAGATCTAGGTTTACCCGATAGACAATACGATGCTCCCCCTCCTAAAGATGAATATCCAGGAGTTCCAGGAGCGGAATTAGGAGTTATTGGTAGGGTTTATAAAGTTCCTGACGGAGACACTGATTCTTATAATGATGTTCCTGGAAAAGATCTGGGATTAAGAGAAAGAGAATATCCAGGTGTAATTGCAAAAGAATATGAATTTACATCAGTAAAGGATGAAAATCTAGGAAGAGTTTATCCTAAATCTGACAGTACGGATGTAAATAGAATAAATGAAAATAATTTATCCTCCGGTGATTTTAATTATAATAATATTGCAACTGCAAGCTATGATCCTGTAGTTACATCCAAGTCTTCTGAAAATGAAAATTCAGCCCCGATAAATACTTTTATTAGTGATGTTTATAATAGTGTACCTGGAAGTGATTTAGGATTACCAGCAAGAAAATATCCAACTACAGCAGGGAAAGTTTATAATAAAACAGAACAGGTAGATATAAAAAATCTTGGACGAATATATCGTTCTTCTAATTCTTAAGAAACTACATGGAAGTAATTATGTATAAAAATGTATGACATTAATCACTAGGGAGAAACTTGTTAGAAGCAACACTGAGATATCACATTATTTGGGGGTTGTTGTCAGTAATGCTGATCCAGAATTCAGAGGGAGAGCTAAGATCCGAGTATTTGGACTTTTTGATGAATTAGAAGATGCAGATCTTCCTTGGTCACATCAGAGATTTGAAATGAGCTATGGACTAGGAGGGGGATCTGGTAGAATGTCAGTTCCAAAACTTGGTTCTGTAGTACATGTACAATTTAATAATGGTAATTATTACAGTCCAGAGTATAAAGCAGTACAAGAGCTTTCTCCTGATCTAATTGAGGAGGTAAGAGCAAGTTACGACGGAGCTCATTCAGTCATCTATGACGGAATAGAAAGACTGAAGATGTACTATACAGTGGAGAAAGGATTTGTAATAGATTTAAAGGAGTCTAAAATAATAATTAGGAATGATAACTCTATCCTAATAACACACGCGGATGACTCATCGTCTATAGAATTGAAGGGTGGTAAGATTACAAAGTATGCAGATCAAGAAATAGAGAATACTGCTGTTACTAGAATCAAACATTCTTCAGAGGAGGTTTGGATGGACGGTAAAACAACGAATCTCGGACACTCTCCTGTATTCTCTGCTGTTTGTGCAGAGCCACTTTGGGACTTCTTAAAAAAGTTAGCAATTGCAGTAGATGCTAAAATGCCAGCTACCCCTAGTGTTAATTCAACTTTAGCTTCCAGTTTTGAGCAACTAGCTACTAGCCAAACTGTTAGGGTAACACGTGAAAATTCACCAGATCTACCTACGGTACCTGCGCAAAATAATTTCCCTGTTTCTTTACCAGCAACAGGTGCAACTGGAGGATAAAATGGAAAATAGTGATAGCATAGGATCTAGGATAGATCAATTATTGGGTAAGGATTTTCAAGATCTTACCACTAGCCAGATAGTACAGACCATTACAGGTCAGCAAATTGCTATTCCATACGAGGATCTTCAATCTGAGGCTGGCTTCAATAAAGAACTAGAAAAAACCGAATTAGAGGTACAAGCTCTTATAAAAACTTTAGAGCCTAAATCACCTCCTATACCTATTTCTGATATAGAGGATCTTTCTTGTAGATTTGAAGGGGATGCTTTGTATGCACAGATATTAATCAGATCTATAAAAGTAGAAGATGAATCTCTTTATCAGGATCTCATAAATTCTGGTGCTTTGGAAGAAAAATCCATTATTTCCGATGATATTGGGATAAGCTCTAATATATCCTCATTAAATATTGATAGAGTTATTCCGTCTTTTGGTATAACTAAATTCTTATCTGATAAAAATCTATCGGTTCTTGAAAAAATAAATGAATCATTATTTGATAATATAGATCCTCTATTATTAGGAAAGCCTTCCAACTCAGGATCTAGAAAGAAGAGAGAACTTAATGTACTTGGATTTAAGATGCCTCTTGAATTTATAATGTCAGGAAATAAGATTGCGCATGTTAAAATAGGAGGTCCTAAAATTACCAATCAGGAGGCTATTGATAAAATAAATGAAACAATAAAAACACAAAATATCAATTCTAATCCTTGTGACTTTAATAATGATGGAACCTTTGATGATGATAGTGATAATGATGTAACATTTAATGATAATAATGGAGGGAACTTTAATGGTAATAATGATGTAACGTTTAATGGAGCAGAGGGTACCAATAGAATTGACGATTATGACTCTAATTTTTTCCCTGATGGAGATGATCCAATATTAGAGCAAGATTGTGCTCCTGGACTTCCTGAAGACCCTATAACTGGTGATATAATATTAACAAAGGAATCATTTGATGAATCAGCCAGTGATTTTTGCGATCCGCCTGAATATGATTTTTCTGAATTCGGATTTGGGCCTGGATTTGGATCCGAATTAAATCCAGATCAACCTGACCCTCAAGCTCCCGAGGTAGATGTTGATGCAATACAATCATGCATCGATTCTGCCATGGATAAAACTAAAAAAATAGACGATAAAAATAAAGAGCTTTCTAGATGGCAAATGATAGAAAGAAGCCTAGAAGAGATATTTTATCATTATGATATAATTTATGAATATCAAAAAAGTCTAGCAGAAATATGGAAGGGAAGAACAAATTTTAATGAAGAGGGAGACCCAACCAATATACAGGCTGTATTTCAGGCATTATCATACAATGAACAGATAACAGAGATAGACAGGGAAATTTTTTTTAGCACTCAAGATTTTGAGAATTCAAAATCATTATTTTTAGAAAGCAATCCAATTTTTACTCCTAATATATTCAGGTTTAGTGTATTGGATACAGAGAATGCAGAAAATCTTAATGATAATGAATTGGGGGTGGTTTTTAAAAATAACATTGAGAATGGAATATCCCCTGTTACATATGATGAAACTAAACAGGATTGGCCTATATCCGATGCAGTTTCTGTATACAGGGAAAAAAACGAAGAAATAAGAAGCATATTAATTAAAGAAAATTTCCTAGAGGTACTAAGAAATCAGAGGGAAGAATTAATAAATCTAAGACAGTCTAATCTTGATGTAATAGAACAAAGGCGAAATGTAGTTCCTAATATTAATGACCTTGAAAAATCTTTCGAAGGAGCGGGTAGTGCTTTGGATCCCTATGGTATAGGTTTATCTAAAATAGATGAGGCTAGAAGAGTTTTTGATAACGTTTTAATTCCTGGTGGGTACGATGAGTACGGGTACGATTTTTTACAAGAGATAAAAGAATTCTCTGTAAGATTTAAAGATGTTAAACTTGATCTATTAAGATCAGAATTGACATTCGAACTAACTTTCATGACAAATTACGGATTCCCATTACCGTACAAAAAATCTGAAAAACCTGGTAAGATCTCTATGAAGGGATCTTCGAACGGAGCTTTAACATCAGTAACAGAACCAGACGAGGAAAAAATTAGGATAGGAAATGAATATGCAGCAAACGGGGGTCTTCTATATGGATATCCTTCTGATTATTTAAAGAGCTATCAGTACATTAAAGTTAACAATCTATTTTATGGACAAGATGATATAGCTCCCTTCTATGATTTCATAGAAGATATAATTGATAAGGACACTTCTAAGACAACAATTATTAATAATATCGTTGAGGATCGTGGAATTTTATATGGGCATCTTATAGAGAAATCTGCATCTCCTTGGTTGTTTTTTACTGCTGCTGAGAGAGGTGATAATGACGAAAGAAAACCTGATAAGGTTAGGCCTTCTAGCTTTGATTCAAACGGGGAACCAAATCCAGTATTTACTAATTTCTGGGGAAGCTTTAAATCTAAATGGGATGCTAAATATCAGCAGAATAAAAATACCTATATTGTTCCAAAGATAAATTCCATAAAAGGAAAAGCAAGAAGAGCTGCCGAGGGATTGGGTAACGTCCTTCCAGTTTCCGATATAGTGGGAGCTAGGATATTTGAGAATTATTTTGATATCAGAAAGAGGATGTCCCAGATGGAAGAAATCATGTTGATAGTTTCTCAAAAAAGGCAGGAGATGGAGGATTCTCTTTCCCCTGAATCTTTAGAAAAAGAATTTTCTGACATCAAATGTGCAGGAGCTTCTAATGCACCCCAGCCTTCTGATCAGAATGATCCTGAAAATTGCCCTCCCGTTTGTTGTGGTCCTGCTGGATCTGATTTTGGAACTGACGGTAATTATCTACTATCTTCACCTCCTACATCGGATTGTCCGACGATTTTTCAAAAATGCTGGTGGAAACAATTTTGTAAAGATCTAACTAAGGTTGGACTTTTACCATATCCCAACGGATTACCTCCTATAGAGAATACTAGCTTTTTCCTTTCCGGAGGACCTTCAGTAAGACTTGGACTTAAATATTGGCCGGTCGGATATTTGCCTCCTGCTTTTATTCCTATACCAGTCCCTAATCCTATAGATGGATTACCTTACATCAGAATACCTCTTCCGATGATATGGACTATAATACCGCCTATAATTATTCCTCTTCCATTTAATCTAGGGATCCTTGTTATTTTTATTCCTCTGATAGGAGGGTTTATGCCAACACCTTTGGTTTATATTAAAGAATTCGTTACTGGTAGTTCTTTATTCCTTACTGGAATAAGAGGTCCTAGATTTATTCCTAGAAAATCTGATCCTGAATTGAATGATCCATTGGAGAAAATAAAGCAAGCTCTTTCATTTGGTATTCCTGATAAATTGATACCGCTTCCTGGTTTTGGTAGTGATAATATTGATGCTCCATCTAGGATTATAGCTGATATACAAAGTAATTTTACAAAAATACTTGATAGTATTCCCCCTCCAGGAAATATAGGAGTATTAAGAGATGTTCAAGAAAAAGAGAAATTAATAAAAGAAAGAATACTCACAAAAAGAAAAGAATACGAAAAAAAAGCTGCTTTACTGGATGATCCATTTCCTAACTTGGATCAAGATAATATTGATTTAGAACAGATCATAAAAGAAAGAAAGGAGTCTCTAAAAAATGTTATTAAGGATTACCTAAAAAAAGGTATGCCTAATCCAAAATCAATTTATTTCCCAAAGGAGAAAGACAGTTTAAAAATTGACATCCCCGGTATAGTTAAATCCCTCAGAATACTAAAAGAGATGAAAGCTAGTTTTGTACCAATCAGATGTGGTGGGGATATTAACTTTAAGGATGAGATAAGAGAAATACTAAAGCTTCTAAAAATTCCAGCCCCTCCCAAATATATTTTAGATAATCTAAATGTGTCAAATTCTAATAAGATTTTACTTAGACAGAATAAAGACCCAAGGATTATGGAAGACGAGGAGTTTAAAGATTTAGTTGACGAGATAAAAGCAGTATCTTTAGTAATAACTCAAATACTATTAAAGGGAAATAAGTTTTCAGTTGTTAAAAAAATAAGGAAGGGTGCTTTTTCAATCATAGAAGAATGTGAATTACAAGGAACATTTCTTTTCCCCCCTGTTAAAGTAACAAACTCAGCTCCTAAAGCTCTTAAATTTTTAAGGATCCGTAATCCTATAATAACTGCTATGTATATTAGAATTATGGAAGGCATGGCTAAGGTTCAATATACTAGGGAAGATTTTTCTAGATATGTAAGATATAATGGAGAAGACCCTTTACTTGTAATAAGAGTAAAAGACCTTAAAAAATTAATTGCTAGAAAAATAGGATTGTCTAAAAGAGGACCATTTGATCCAGAAAGACCTTTAGATAGGGAAGAACCGTTGATATCTAAATTTCCACATCCTGAGGGTCCTTTATGTTGTCTTGAATCTTTGAATGGTGGATTTGGTAATGCTATATCAGCATTTGAATTACCCACAGTTTTTCCATTAAAATCTGATCAGGTAACTCAAACGCAAGGAGTCGGGGGAATAATACAAATAACTATTCCTGGTTCAGTAATAAAAGATTTTGTTGTTGGTGCTATCGGTGAAGCTTTGGATTCTGGACTTATTGATGAGGTACTCCCTGAAATTAATGATATAAATTCTCCAAAATTTATAAATCTTGATCCGAATGATATACAGAAGATAGTAAGAAATATGATCAGAGAAAAATTCAATCCTGAATCACCTGATGTACCCCCCTTCCTAGATGTAGCAAAAATTCCTATAATTCCTCCTGCTAGGCCTACTAATCTTGTAGAGCAAGCTCTAATTGGATTAGGAGCTCCTCCACCAGCTAGAATAGTTTACTCTTTGTTCTGGAAATACTTTAAGGGATTACCTAAAACCCCTTTATTGGATATAATTACTAGACCAGCAATAGAATTATCAGCTAGTATACTCACACAAATTCCATGGCCTTTAACTGTTCTTTTGGGAAGAAACGTGGTAAATCTTATTAATCCAATAGTATTTTCCGATGATCATCCAGTATGGAGAAGAATGAGTTTAAAGAACACTTATTATGTTGTTTATCTTGATGAGTTTTTGAGAAGTGCAGCAGATGTTTCTGGGCTTTTTAAATTCTTTTTAGGAGCTGCAGATCCAACATATCCTTTGCCGGAACTTCCATCAGAAATCCAAAAGGCATTCAATGTAAAAAAATACTAGAAAAATGGAAATTTTATCCACGAGAATGACTAAAATAAAAACACAAATCTGAATTTAGATGAAAACAAAAAATTATAGTTGCTTCGATTACGAGTTAGGTGAAAGAGAAGCAATGGAAAAAAAATACGATGCGTATTTGCCCAAGGATGTTCCTGTGGATTTTAATGGTAAAGATCTAAGGGATAATTCCTCAGAAAGAATCATTATTACCAAATGTGATGTAGAAAAGGGTTTAGCATTAGGCGAAACACTCTATGGCCAATCTATAATTATAGATATCAAAAAAGAGGAGAAGAGCTTAAGAAAACTTGGATTCCCTTCAATTGATATGGTGGAGGGACAGGTTATAGATATAGTTGTACAAAAGGATAAATCTGGTAATTTTAACGGATCTGTTTCTGCTGGATATGAAAAATCAAGCAGAAATGAGTTACATCAGGCGATCAAAGATGAAAGATCTGCTTACAGAGTAAAAGTAACTAGCGTTTGTAACGGTGGATTTATGGTGGACCTATCAGGAATTAAATGCTTTCTTCCTGGAAGTCTAGCAGCTGCTAATAGAATTATGAATTTTGCTGACTATGTGGGTAGAGAACTTACCGTTATGGTGGAAATCTACGATCAGAAAAGAGAAATATTCGTGGTTTCTTTCAAAAAGTACCTTAGAAAAATTATCGATGCAGAGGTTCGTAATCTATCATTCTCTAAAAAATATGATGGTATAGTAACAGGTTCATCAGGAAGTGGAGTTTTTGTTGAATGGGACGAGATCTTTACTGGAATTATTCCTTTTGAAGATTCAAACAGAGCCTCTACTGAAAATTTAAAAGCAGGGGATAGTGTTACTTTCTTTGTTACTGATATAAAAAATCCACAAAGAATCTCTCTTTCTGTAGCAGAACCTAATGATAAATTGAAAAATATTCAACATATGAAGGATTCTTCATCTGAAGCTTTAGGGGAAAAATCTGAATTGGAAATATATAAGGCAGAGATTACCAAGATTAAAACGTTTGGAGCTTTCGTTAAACTTGAAAATGGCTTAACGGGATTGATCGAAAAAGAAAAATTGGTAGGATCTATTAAGGAATATTCGGTTGGGCAATTGGTTAATTGTTCAGTCTTAAGCGTGGATTCGTCTACCTTTAAAATACAACTAATAGAAAATTAAATTGGCAAATCCCCTTACTAATGACTTTTTCTACTCTGCAAAAATTGGTTTCGAATTTGAGTTCTACAGCAACTTAAATAGAACAGAGATTGCAGAAAAATTAGGAAAGTCAATAGGAAGAAGGGTAATACTTTTTAATAAATATCACTCTAAGTTTAAACCTACAAAGGATACTTTTAAACTTGAGCCGGATTATTCAGGAGGGTCTAAGATGGTTGAACTCATCACGGGCCCTCTTCCTTATTTTGAGGCTATCCCTGTTTTATTAAGAATACTTAAATGGATTGATCAGAATGGATATACTGACAAAAGATGTGCTTTGCAGTTTGGAGTTAGTGTTGATACAAGTATATTTCCTGAGGTACCTCCGGTGAGTCAATTAAATCCACTTAAGTTTGTTCTTGGATTTGATGAGAATGTAATTTATAAAAGATTCCCAGATAGAGCTAATTCACTTTATGCTAAATCTATAAAGAGAATTATTCCAACTAATAAATTTGTTGATCCTTCCAATATATCTTTCATTGATAAAAATCTATTTGAGGTTCCTATAGAGAAAAATATGGGAATCAATTTTCTTAAATTACAAGATGGATATTTTGAGGTTAGATATCTTGGAGGTAAGGATTACCAAAAGAAATACACTTCTATTAAGGAGATTATAGATTACATAATAACTTATACCTATCAGGTTTTACAGTACAATACTTTATTCACTGATAATGATCTCAAGGTATTAAAATCTTTCCTTAATGAGATTTATAAGAATGCTTCAACTTTTGTTAATACAGAGACTTTTCAGAAGAACTATCCACATATGAATATTATGGTGGATCTTAGAGGAGATCCTCTGATACTGAAAACATTCTTCATTACTATAAGGGAGGTACTATATGACATAATTGTAGAAAATAACATAAAAGAAGGATTGGTCAACTATGACAGCACTCTTGGTAAATTCCAATTGAAAGATGTCAAAACAAGTAAGGCTTATCTTTTAAAAGGATATGATATTTTGGAAAGCGAGATTGCAGGAAATCTACAAGATTGTAGATTGTTTTCATGCAATATAAACGATAGTTCTCTTGAGGATTGTGATATTATAACAAATAATGAGATCTACAGATCTAAGATAATGTACACTGATATAATGTTCAGTAACACTATACACGATACCTACATAGACAATAAAAGCAAGGAGATAAATTGCGAAGTTTATGGAGGTATAATAAGATCTGGATTTATCGGTCAATTAGCTACTATTTCTCCAGAAACTGAAATTGTCATTGATGGTGATGATGATAAGAAGATGAAGGGATCTTACAAAAAGACTATGTTCCCTAATAGAAATGATGATGGGGCAATTTCTAAACCTGCTGAATTCAAGGATAAAAATGTAAAGCCATCAGGGATGCCTGGGATAAGACTTGATATAAATAACTAATTATGACTGAAGCTGATCTAATACAGGAAGTGAAAGATGAAATATCTCACTCGTGTTCTTTGCCGTACAATCTAAATGACCAGGAGATAAAAAGGATCATTAAAAGAGCTAGAGCTTTTTTTTATGACAATTATCAATATGCAGTGGAGGATAGAATATTTGTTCTTAAAAAGAATTTATTTTCTGAACCTGCTTTTAGAGCAACCAGACAAATACAGCTGCCTGAGTGTGTTGTATCTGTTTATGATGTTAGAGAAGTAAACGGATCAGGATTAACCGGTACACCAGATAAAGATTTTGGTGATTCTAAATTATTAGGATCTGAGCTTATGCTTTCTCCTTTTGTTGGAGATAACCTTGTTTACAGAACTGTATTATATTCTTTCTTTGATCTGGCTAAAGCTTATCTTTTAGAGAGCTTTGCTTTTAATTATAATAAGAACACTAAAAAACTGACTATCAACGGTAGAGATCCTTCTAGAACCAATACAACAATGGGTGGATCTGATACTACTTTATATGCAGGTGTTGATGTTGGAGTAAGAGCTTATATTGCAATACCAGAGGAAAGTCTTTATGACGATGAGCTTTTTGTTAGATATGTATTGGCAGAGGCTAAAATAAATATTGGTAGATTACTAGGAACATTTGAGTATAATCTTCCAGGAGGAGTGAGGGTTAATTATAACAATATCCAATCTTTGGGAACTGCTGAAAAAGCTGAGATTTTACAAATGATTAAAGATGAAAATACTCCTAGCTATTTCCTTCAGTGGAATTAAAAACAATATTTTTCTGAATATTCTTAGATCTATAATAGTAGATGTGAAAACCCAATAAAATAATAGGGATTTATTTCTTCGAATATATAGAATCAAGATGGCAAGATACTCAGAAATTTACCCAAGAAATCCAGACGACCCCAATTACAAGGTAGGATTATTACATACTGACGACGAGGTAGAGATACTCATAGGTATGATAAAACAGTGCATGCTTACCCGTCCTGGTGAAGTATTGGGTGACCCTTATTTTGGAATTGATCTTGAAGGACTTCTTTTTGATTTTAATGTGGACCAAAATACCCTTGATAGGGCTATAAGATTACACCTTATAACATATGTTCCCCTTGCAGGAAATAAGTTTGATGTTAATTTTAATATTGGATTTTTTAAAGGAGAGACAAGAGATGCTTGTGTTATCGATTTTGCCATAAAAGGAAACCCTGTGTTGGGCATTAAAATATTGTAAAAATGGATTTATTACAAAAAAATAAAGCAAAAATATCGGATCTGATAGGTCAAACTTTTGATCTTATCCAAGCACGATACTCAATGTCGAACCAGTTATTTACTGTTGCTTCAGTTTGGGGACAAATTATCTTCGTTTTAGATAACCTTTCGCAGTTTATACTTTTTTTCATTGAGGATTCAATAACAGAGTTAAATATAAACCAGGCAACTAGGGAATCATCCATTTATGGACTTTCAACTTTAGCTGGTCATAATCCAACTAGAGCTATTTCTGCAAAAGGAGAAGCAGTTATAGTATGGAACGGTAAAGGATTTGAAGACGTTGGAGGAAGTGCTATACTAATTCCAAATAATTCCGAAATAAAATGCACAAACAACGGAAAAACCTATTTGGTTAAATTTCCTCAGGAATATTTAAGATTAAATCTTGATCCTTCTTCTAAGATAATAGCTTCTATAGTGGAAGGAAATATAAAAATAAATCAGTACACAGGAGATGGTAGTAAGCTTCAAAGCTACAATATATCAGCAAGAGGAACATCAGGTATTGAGAATTTTGAAGTTAGCGTAAAAGTAAACGGAGAGGAATGGAGAAAATATGATTCACTTTATGATATACCAAGAAATTCAAAGGGATTCATAGTTAAGAGTTCTCTTATATCCGGTATAGACATTTTCTTTG